GGTGCAAACCCAGATGCTGTTCCGCCCCCTGGGAGCGCCCAGAATCAACCTGGCGAGCCCGCTAATCCGCTCGACAACTTCTCCAAGATTTGGGAGACTCCTACTCCAGAAGCCAATACAGATCCGTTTGCTACCCCACTGCTCAACAGTGACCCGGCGCAAATTCGCGAAGCTGCAGGAAAGATGAACTTTACTCAAGGCATCAGCCAAGAGCAAGTCTCCAAAGCTTTGGGCGGTGATGTTGGTGCTTTCATGCAAGTACTCAACAAAGTAGTTCAAAATTCAACCGCAGTTCAAGCTCAGCTTTCTACTGCAACCGTTGAGCGGGCAATTGGTGCCAACAACGGTCGGGTATTTCAAGCCCTCCCCTCCAAAGTTCGTGATGTTCAGCTTGCTGGGCTCACACCAGAAAACCCTGTTTTGCAACATCCTGCTGCGCAACCCATGCTTCACATGATGCGCGGGCAGATTGCAGCAAACAACCCTGGAATGTCTGCTGCTGATGTGAACAAGCAAGCAGAACAATTCCTGGGAGCTTTTGCAACACAGTTCCAGGCTCCAGCTCAGCAAGCTGCTCAACAGGCGCAAGCTAGCCGAGATCCTGAGAACTACGACTGGTCTAATTTCTTGTAACCTTTGGAGGTTCCTCATGCCTGCTGGCGTATTCAACACGACTCTTCTGACCACTGACCTGGCAAAGAAGTCATTTTCCTCGATGATCACTCGGCTCATGCCGAATGGTACAGCACCTCTGTATGGCATCACTTCGATGCTGAAAGAGGAAACCGCTTACCAGTACGAACATGGCTACTTCGCGAAGACGATGATCTTTCCGAGTGTCCAAGTTTCTGGTGCAGGTCAGCTAATTGGTGACACGACTTTCACGGTAGGTTCCACTTCAAACATCGTCGCAGGCATGGTGCTTCGCGTAGATACCACCGGCGAAAATGTGCTGGTGCTGACTGTTCCCACCACTACCACGATTACGGTTCGCCGTGCTTTTGGTACTGTGGCAGCAGTCGCAATCGGAGCAAACATCAACTTGTGGATGGTTGGCAACGCGTACGAAGAAAGTTCGTTGCGTCCCACTTCGCTGCTCATCTTGCCGGTGCGGGTCACGAATTACACGCAAATCTTCCGCAATACTTGGGCTGTTTCTGGTACCACTGCTGCAACTTCGGTGATTGCTGGGGGTACTCCGGATGCTGAAAGCAAGCAAGACTGTGCAATGTTTCATGCCACGGACATTGAGAAGGCGCTGATCTATGCTCAGAAGTACCAAGGCACCCTGAACAGCAATCCGATCCATACTATGGATGGGCTGCTGAACATTCTGGCTGCAAGTGCTGCTGGCAACATCACAACTCTCGCTGCTACCACGACCTGGACTCAGCTTGAAGCTGCTCTCGATCCCGCGTTCAATCAAGTTACCGATCCGAAGAATCCAAACATGCGTGTTCTCTTCGTCGGTGGCATTGCGCGCCGCGTGATTCATGCTATCGCTCGACTCAACAGCACCTACTACATTCAGGGTCAAACCACGGAATGGGGTCTGCAGTTCGACACGATCAAGACTCCGCGCGGTCAATTCAATATTGTTGAGCATCCGCTGTTCAATGCTTTTGGTTCTGCAACGACCTGGGCAAAAATGGCACTCGGTGTTGACTTGACTACTTTCGGTCTTGCTTACATGCAAGGTCGCAAGACGCGCAATGCAGAATTCAATGGCCAGGGTTCTCCTGCTGTTGACAATGGCATTGACGCTGTTGGTGGCACCCTGACTACTGAACTTACCTGCCTGGTGAAGAATCCCGCAGCCAATGTGCAGCTGCTGAACTTCACTGCAGGCGCAGTGGGTTAATCAGTACGCGGAGGGGACTTCGGTTCCCTCCAGTTTTCACCCCCTAAAAGGAACTTTCAACCATGGCTACTGCTGAAGAAATCCGCGCAAGTGCTCAAGCTGCACTCGATGCACAAAATGCTACACTCGCTGAAATGGGCGGGCAATCTGCTGCTCAAACAGTTGTTCAACCTTTCGAACTTGAGGGTAAGACTTACTACCACCAGATTCCAGGCTCACGCTTTCATTACATGATTGCGCCAAGTGCTGTTGCTGAGCTCATGTTCATCGGGGGCAAAGTTACCACTTCCGATCCTATGGCAATTGCTGAGTTGGATAAAGTTGCCAACAAGAATGGCAGCGGCATTTACACTGACAGTGACACAGCAAAGCGCCCGACGCTGGATCAGTTGGAAGCAAAAAGCGTGCTGCTGCGAGAAGCAGCTCAGTCGCGTGATCGCATGCTCGCCGCTGGCGAAAAGGTTACTTAAATCATGACAACGGCACAGTACACCAGTATTCGCGACCAAGTCTATTCGCTCACTAACAAGAGCAACTTGGTTACTGAAACAGATATTGCTATTCGGCAAGCCGTTCGCATGGCTCACCGTTTGGGCAAGTTTTGGCGCGACTTGGTTACTGTGCCACTTAGCGGTCTCACTGTGCAAGCTTTGCAGACTGTGGATCTATCGGTTTATGCAGACTTCAGACAGCTTGCGATTTTGCAGTCGCCAATGCTGGATAAACCGCTAGACCCGGTTACCATTTTGGATCTCACGGATCCTGATGGTTATTTCCGCCCCGATGTTTGTTATGCAATTGGAACCACCCTGAACATTCGTGCTCGCACTCCCAGCGACAGCTACACTCTGACTTATTGGAAGCTTCCAATTGTCGGTGATGTGACGCTGCTAAACGACTGGATTGCAGCGCAACATGAAGACTATGTGGTGCTGCAAGCTTCAGCAAACATTTTTGCGATGATTGGTGAGCAAGAAATCAAGACTAGAATTGAGTCTTTGGCTGCACAAGCCAAGATGGACATTCTGTCAGACAATGCTGAATTCGTGGGACGATAATCATGCCTGCCTATGTTCCTTCCGCAACATCTTTGACGGAGCCTGGAGACACAGGTTACAGTGCAGCTCAGGCTGCTGCGGAGTTTCGCGCCATCAAGAATTACATGGCTGCGACGCTGCTTGCGGGCATTACCGGCCTGAGCAGCTCAAAAGCAAACGCAGCAAGCCCCGTTTTTACCGGAACTGTTGCAATTCCTGACGTTGTCGTCACAGGTGCTGCAACTTTTAGCAACTCACCAACCGGACCAACTCCAATTCCTGGAGATGCTTCTAGCAAATTTGCGACGACAGGCTTTGTTGCAAGTCTTGTGATCTCTGCCGTGCTTCCTGGATTTGCAACTTATCCTGGTCGCGGAATTGTTAGCACTGGTGCCTCTTGGGTTCCAGGGTACACACGAGCTGAGAAGCTCTCCATTCTCAACACTTTGGGGTATTTCCAATGAGTCAGCCAGACTACGCAGTTGTTCCTGCATCTTTCGATCATCCTCCTTGCCTTGCAAGCTTCATTGCTGCAGATGGCACGACGGCAAAGCCGATCTTCTTTCCTTATGTGGCAGCTGCTGCAAGTGGCACGCAACCTCAGTTCAGCGGTGGTGCAACAATGCTTGATTGTGCTGCAAACAGCAGCGACTCAATTGCTCGTGATTTCAGATTGTGGCATTGCTACAGTTTGCAAACGCAAACAAACTGTGGTGTGCTGAGCACTACTGCGAACACTCTTGTTCGTACAGTTGGTAGCTTCATCACTGACGGTTTCCGCGTTGGCCAGCAAGTTATGCTGTTTGCGCCTATCGGACAAGCACCGAATGCAAGCATCGATGGCATTCCTGGAACAATTACGGCTGTTGCGGCACTCGCTCTCACAGTAAATGGCACGCCGTTTGCAGTGAGCGCAGGTTTAGCAGCTGGAACTTTGATCGCTGTCTGCAATCCGCTGTACACGTTCACAGTTGCAGCCAATTCTGGCAACACTGCAGCAGTTACCAATACTCCAGTGCTGGCAAATCCGCTGGATCGCTCCCAACTTACTCAAGAAGGAAAGCTGAGCGCAAGCAGTTTTTGGGCGGCACAGCCACTCGCTGCTGTTTCTGCCCTCCCCGCCCTTATCAGCTTCGATACTGACGTTGCGAGGTATTAATCATGGGTCAATTTGATGCCGGTTTGCCAACGCAGAATCAGGCAAGTAAAACTGCCTTAGTTCTGCCGAAGAGCGCACCGCTTTTCATTCGAGAATTTACTGTCTCTGGAAGCTGGACAGCTCCTGGCGACGGTGTTCTTGTTGCTTGTTTGTTTGGCGCAGGTGGCACTGGGGCAGTTCTTGTTCAGGCTGCGGCTGCTGCTGCTCGCGCAACAGGTGGCGGTGCTGGCGGTACCGCTATCAAAGCTGCAAAAGTAAAAGCTGGAACAGTTTTCAACTTCACTCTTGGTGCTGGCGGCGCACTCGTCACTAGAACAACTGCCGGCGCTACTAATGGAAATCCCGGCGGCACTTCCACTTTCACCGGTGGTTTGTTCAACCTGATTGCTACCGGAGGTGGTGGCGGAAATGCTGCTCTCGGGACGGCTGCAATTCTTGGTGGCATTGGCGGTATCGGATCTGGTGGGGATATCAACTGGCAGGGTGGTAATGGTGGCGATGTTGCTGCCAATACTTCAACAGTTGGGTTCTCTACGGGTGGTGGCGCGCCGGGTCTATTTGGTACCGGGTTTCGCGGAGGCAATTTTAACTCCACAGTTCTTGGCTTGGCTGCTACTACGGGCGGTGGCGGTGCTGGCGGTACTGGAGGGGATCAAACTGCAAACTTAGTTGTAGCCACGGGCGGCGGTGGAGCTTACAGTAGTGGAGTTACAGACGCACTTACTGGCGGCAGCGGTTCACTGTTTAGTTATATTAATGGCGTTCAACCGAACTTTTTTGGTCACTGGCCTGTTTATACGGCAGGCGGCACCGGCCAAAGCGGAGCGACGTCTGGTAACGTTTCAGGCGCTGGAGTTGGTAGTGGTGGTGCAACTGGCAACGTTGGCACGTCAGGATCAGCGCTGCTAGGCGGGGGTGGCGGAGTTGTTAGTTCCACGGGTGCCTGCGCTTCTGGACTCGTTTCTTGGGTGGGTGGAACGGGTGCTATCACGGCAACTGCGACAGGCGCAAATGCACAAAGTGCTGGCAAAGGCGGAGATGGTGTTCTTCTTCTAGCTTTCTATCCTGGGAACTAATCATGCGTTACTATCAAGTTGACAACAACAAAGTCGTCATTGAATCTGATGACGCAGCGCAGACTCAATTTCCAGATCGCTGGACGTTTCTTTATGAAACAGTCGAAGAGCGGGCAAAGCCTGTATTTCTGATTTCGCCAGATGCTTTCTGGCAGCGGTTCCTGCAAAGCGAACGAGTGAATTTGGATCTTGCTCAACAACATGATCCTGCTGCAACTAATCCAGTGAAGCGTGCAGCTGCGCGCTATCGCGTGCTCACTGCAGACATAGGAACTCTCAAAGAAGTTAATTTGAAGGCGACGCGCATTGACAATTTTGTGCGTGGAATGGAGACAGATGCAATCATCGCAGTAGGTCGCGCTGATACCATTCTCACAGCTCCAGCTACTGCAAGCGAATTGCCCTGATTAGCTTGTAGCCTAACTTGCTCAAACCAATTAACATCTTGCTCAATCACTGGAGAGAGCAATGGTTGATTGGTTTGACAGCGCACTGCAAGCTGTGCAAAGCAAGTTTGGCGTAGCAGCTGCTGGAGCACTTGGCACTGCAATCGGATTCCAAAGACTGAGAAAGATGTTTCAGTCTGATCGAAAAGAGGCTCTCCATGAAGAAACGCAGATCGACGTGCTGCAACTTCTTCGTGGAGAGCTTTCTCGTTTGCGTCTCACTTACGACAGACTGGAAAAACAGTTTAATGCATTGCACGAAGAAAACATGGAATTGAAGCGGCGCATTCGCGAGCTGGAAGATCATGTTTGCTTTGTGAAGGAGCCAACTAATGACGATGAACCGAATCAGTGCAGCAATTAATAGCTCACTCTTTCCTGTTCTTTATGAGCAGGCGTTTCGCAGTACTGTCCAGAATCAAGATTTGTCACCTCGCATGCCAGGAACTTTCTATGGCAGCGCAGAAGCACAAAACTTTGGCATCCCCCAAATCATCTACATGGAGAATGCGCTTCCTGTATCCAAGGGAGTGATGAGTGTCAGTTACGCAGTTCAAGCTGCTGGCCCTGGTGGAGTCAGTAACTTTGATCAGGGAATTTTGTTGCGAGATTCTGCTGAGAATCATCGACTGTTTGCTCCTTGTGGCGGTGCAAATTATGTATATGATCCTGCAAATCAAACTTGGGCTAGTAAGTCTCCGTTCACTTTCACCTATGACCTGATCACGCGAGCATACGTCAATGGCCGTAGTTTTGTATTTTACGAGAAGACGAAACTTGTAGAATACAACGCAAGCACTTCAACACTCACTGATCTGACTACAAGTATTGTCTTTCCAAGCGGCTACGATATTACGAAAATTCGTGGCATTGGAGCTTGTGCAGGTTATCTCCTGCTATTCACAGATATCGAAATTCTTTGGGGCTCCCCTCTGTCGATTCTTGATTTTGCAAGCATTGACACGGGCGCCGGCAGTCAAACTCCGGAAGATATTGGCGGTCAAATCACCGCAATTATGGCAATCTCAGGTGGTGCCCTTGTTTACACGCAGGGAAATGCTGTGGCAATGCGTTACACCAAGAACACGCAGTCACCGTTTCTGTTCAAAGGTGTAAATGGAAGTGGCGGTTCAAACACCTGGGAACGAATTGCAGCAGAAACGGATAGTGACGCACACTTTGCATGGACTACCGCCGGTATTCAACGCATCGGTCTCGATGGCAGCGAAACTTTGATGACGGAAGTTGTTGACTTCCTTGTTGGCGGAATTTATGAGAGTTGGAACTCTTCGACAAAGCAAGTAGTTCGCACCGAGGCTGGCCGTGCATTTGTTGTCAAGCTAGCTCTGTTGCTTAAGCGTTATCTTATTATTTCTTACGGAACGATTCGTAAGGAGATGAGCAACGCATTAGTTTATGATACAGTACTGAAGCGCTGGGGTCGACTGACAGTTACTCACACAGACTGCTTTGAGTATACTTACCCTTCTACCGTGGGTCCATTCAATTATGATAATCTTCCTCCAAGTTATTCGGACTTGGGAGATTTAACGTATGATGAGTTGGCTGTCACGAAGCTTTACACCCCGCCTGCAAAGACAGGTATCTGCTTCATGCAGCGAGACGGCGCGCTGCTTGTTATGACCACGAACTTTACGCAAAGAAATCCAACTGGCTTAGTTGTGATCGGGCGTGTGCAAGGGAGTCGCGGTACTCAATGCACGATTCAAGCAGTTGAAGTTGAGGGATCTCGCGATGATACTACGATGCAAGTAACTGTGCTGTCTTCGCAGTATGGCAAGACACGAGATTTCACGCAAACTGCAATCATCGATTCCAAGAAAACGACACTAGAGTATGCAAATTACAACTGCAGAATCACTGGTGAGAATCATGATATTGCAATCGAAGGAGCTTTTGTGTTAAGCTCTGTAATCTTGGAGTTCACAGAACATGGCTATCGGTAAACTTGCGATCACGGCGCCAAACTCGTCACTGGATG